CTTTAATGACAACCTCACAAGCTTCCGTGACTAACTAAAGACATGCTATCTCTTCACAGAGACCATGCTATTCCGCGGTACCATGCAGTAGTTTTCCGAGTTCCAACGAGTCGGACCCGAGCATTACGATGAGAAACTGGGGGAGTATGACTTTATAGATCTAGGAGAAAAGATGCCCTAGCATGATCTTCAGTCAAGCGTGGAAAAACACAAGGCGGACGATGTTCTAGCCCGTGAGCACTCGAACATATATAGGCAACTTTTGAGGGAAATCTAGCTAGAAGACGGTTCCATTAACCGAGAAAGTGCTTTCGAACACTACCCCAAGTTTGCACAAGCGATATTCCCCTAAAAGACCACAGAATAACTCAACAAACTCATCGATATATTGGTTACACGCAATAATTGGTATGATTTTGTCAAGACATTCGAAAACTTCCGTCGGGAACTCACCAGCGCAGACATTCTCATAAGGTCAGGCAGGAATCAAAGGCCTAGATATCGTGACCTTTGGGGCAGGAATCCGTAATTGATCGCCGGCAGAAACAATAAGAAATACAAAGCCAAACCCGCTGTCTTCAAAAATGATAAGACTCACAGAACTGTTTACCGCGCAGTTACTTAATAGGAAGACAACCTCGCCCCCACTGCAAAAATAGCCAAGGAACAATAAGCGATTGAGCTGGCTCAATTGGGCGTATGCGAGGAAACTGAGTCGAAACCTAACGATTAGGCTGATTAAGCCTAAGACGCGCAAGACGTCACCTAACAAAACCAAGGTCCGAAACCTTAGCAAGATGAGCCGACGAGTGAGAGACATAATTCGCAGACAGATGTAGTCTATAGGGAGGTTAGTGCTTTCGAAATGTGTGACATTGAAGACGCTTTGGCAGGAGACGCCATTGAACTACAGCCTCTCGCGTAGGCAAGCTAGAACCAAAATGTATAAAGCACCCCCCAGCCTGACCCCCAGCCAGAACCTATGCAAAAAGACGTGCCAGCGGCGAGTCCCATTAAAGACTAAAACCCCAGCTCTCACGATTAGAGTAAGTAAAACCAGAACCCAACTGGTTAGGTCTAAAATGTCCAGAGTGCCGAAACAAAGTCTCAAACAGAGCCTCAGCGAGATAATGCAGCAGCGAAAGATGCAACCAAGGAGAGCAACCCAGGAGTAGAGCATCAACCCGTGGAGATTGCACCCGTAGACGATGCACCCCTTGGTATCGCACGGCCGGAGGAGTTTTACAATGAAGTAAGTGCATTCGAAATCTGCGACGCAGAGGATGCATTACTAGGCAACGCGGCTGGCCAAATACCCTGCATCGAAAATGATACAGAGCACGCTCTATAATGGTTTACTCAGGGCCTGGGAGCAGTAGAGCCCATCCCTAGCAAAATACCGGACCATTGTTGGCCAAAAGAGCACGACACGGCAGTAAACCCCAGCTCTCGCGACTAGGCTAATCAAGAAATAGAAATCATCATCGAGGATGTAGCCCCTCCTGGAAAGACAAATAACAAGGGTAACAATAATTATATTCCAAATCGGTTGTAAGCCCTTAAAGAGAAAGCTCAGAAGTTTTGCAACGCAGTGACGCGCAAACTAAAACGCAACGAGACCATTGGGGAAGCTGTTGACGAAGAAGAGAAGCTAGTTAGATCTAGACAAGACTCCCTAACCAGAGAACAGGAGATGAAGCTCTACACCATCCTACGCCAGCAAGAGGACGGATGGCGTGAAATGGTGATGTATGATGTCTCGTTTTATCTAGCACCCAAAACTGCCAAAGAGAGAGATCATATGTTCTTCGCACCGAACCAAGAAAAGACCATCATGACGGTACAGTATGCAGAATTCCACCCTGTCTCGGGGCACTATATATTGCCGTTCTGTGAAGGAACATTCATCATCTCTCAAGACCAGATGGTGAGGATGTAAGTCAGGCGTAGCGGCCATGTCTATACGCATCCCAATAACGTACTCATAAACAAGTCAGGCCTCGACGTTATCAATCTAGGATGGTACCATTTAATCTATGGACATATCCCCTACCAGTAGTACAAATTTACCATCGCGCCGCCACTTAGCGGAGGTACAGTCAAGTGCTCAGTTCAGGCAGACTACCTTAAGAAACTCATGGTCGACTCCAAGAATCCATGCTTCTAGGGACTTCAGCATAAATTCTCTCAGTATAAGGACTCGTAGGCCTACCTCAAAGAGATGCGCAGTAAGTATCGCAAAATGTTCACGTACTATCTCAAATACGATGGGAACGGGAGGCTGATTTGGAATATAAAGAAACCCATCCAATGGGCGAACAACAATCAGCAAGAACAACTGATAAAACAAGCCGCCTGCGCTGGACTGTTCAAGAACTGCACGGATGAAAGAACCACGTATTTTTCAAAAGGAATCGGACCGTGCGGAAAAACGATTAAGTTGACGGAAACTGAACCAGGCGAGAGTTACAAACAGCCATCAGAGGCATTCTTGTGGACAGACAAGAGGATTCAGGTCTCTGGCAACGCCCTCATATGCGGAAGAGAAGGCACGGACGAGAACGGTGCTAATGACACAGACTAAAAGGACCTCGTAAAATATTTCTATGGAGATCTGGGCTCCAAAGTGCCAAGGCTCGCCCCCACCCCGAGCCACCATATTCTTTCAGACGAAGACAAGCCTGGTATAATCGAATCCATCCCCTTGACCGTGGACCAAACTGCTTAGGCCTGGACCCAGGTCCACGAAGGATACAATCTCCCAGAGGCCACCATAAATATCATGAAAGCCGACATACAGCCTCAATATAAGCCGAAGGCCGGAAAAGATTCGGACGACACATTCAGTAAGCCAGCAGACGAGTATTACCAAGTGAAGAAGCCGTAAGTGGACGAGATGAAAATGAATTCAGAGATAAATCCACCTAGGTATGCCAAACAGAACGACTTCATCACCGAGTTGGTCAAAATCTACGCTGCAACACGTCTCCCGGAACCTATGACAGAACTTAGGAGAGGCGGTTTGATACCTACCTCAGAAGTACATAGAATGCAAAAGGTCACTTTGGCAGGCAGCCTCACATGGGTCAACGGTCTCCCCGCTAGAGAGTATGAGTACTGCGCGAAGAACATAGACAACAGAGTCTTCGCCGTTTGGAACCGGCATTTAGCCTCTTAATTATAGCCAGACAAGAAAGAGGTGGAGGGTTATTTAGCGATGATGAAAGAACTCTTTGACCAGAGGATGCCCCTGTTCAAATAACTCTACGATCCCCGTCAGTCATTGGTCGACTACCCCAAGAAATAGAAACAGTGGTCGAAGTCGAAGGTGTTGATGTATGTCAAGAACATACTGGACGTTTTAACCAACCCCGATCATGAGGGTTTAGACTCTTCATATTAAGCCACCGTGAAAGCAGGAGAAACTTATCTATCGGACAATCCGGAATTCGACAAGGACCCTTTCGGATACTTGCTCAACGAATCCGCTCGCCCCAGGTGTATTATGGTTCCTGACCCAGATAGCTTTGGCATAATTCAAGCAATAATATCAACATTGTGGTCAACGATAAAGGTCGTATTCCCGGAATTCATACACAGTTACACCAAGGACCAATTTAAGCAGAAGTTGTTTGACTCCATCAGAGACGATTTTTGTTCCTTATCTATGGATGGAAGTGCGTGGGATTCAACGCAATGGCCTGATTTGTAGCAAACCGAAACGTATTTTCTGAACAGTCTTAGCGATGAAATAAAACAGCTCCTGGAGTACAACCTAGGCCTAGTCCACGGACCCCGGAGTCCAACTGTAGACCTAGATGACCTCCACAAGAGAGTCATGAAGTGTTTCAATGAAACGGTCAACCACGTCTTTGTAAGGCTTCCCGGTATCAACGGTCCAGAATGGCCCCGGGAGATAAAGCGCCGATTCAGGAGAACAAAGATGTACCATGGAGAAAGACCGGAGGACGACATAGTTCACCTTGCTATAGATGGCACAACATTCTCTGGATAATCATTCCGGACCACTCTAGGCAATACGTATAGATCCATCTTCTACGTCTATTACTATATGCACTCATCAGGGAAGGAGTCTCTCAAACGCCCCTGGGAAAACCCAGATATTTACGTGAACGCCTCTGGTGACGACGTGGTTGTATGGTGCGCTCCTCATCTTGCACAAGATATACACGACGCGATTTTGGCTAAAACTTCCCGTACCAGGGATGCGCTGAAAAAAGACGGTGAACCAAACGTTGTTGGGCTAGGGTAAGTTATGAAAATGGTCTAAGTTGCTGAATGGTGGAGATTTGACTTTTGCTCCATGTGGACATTCACCATCACGGGCAACCTCGGCGATTTAACACTAACACCGAATCTACTCAAGCAGCTCACCAAGAAACAATTCTATAACAAGCAGAATGCGCACATACACGCGGAGCCAGCTCTTTATACCGCCGCGAAGCTTATATAGATGAGAATGTCAAGAGTGAGCAAAACCATGGAAGGCGCGCTATATGCTTAGTTAGTCTAGGCTGAACTCAGACGCGGCAAACGCGTTACCCTGGAGGAAGCTCTTTTTGCCTTCCAGATCTTCAAGATGGAGTATGGGGTCTTCGACCCGTCTCAGTATGTATGCGAAGACCAAATAAACGAACGCGTAGGCATATACCCATCCACAGTCATGTCCATATATGAAAGGAACAGGATAGACATTTTGATTTCCGGACATCAAGAGGACAAATAGAGCGACACGTCCCAACCCGACCCATTACCCTAAGCAGAGGAACTTGAAGATCCGATTGATGAGTCGTTAGAACCAGCTGAAATCGCAGAAGCGGACGAAGAGGAGACGAAGACGGATGACACGGAAATCTCTTAGGCGGCTTCTCATTCAGCCTCCATCCCAAAACCCAAGCGTAATTGGCAGCCAATCATATCAGGATATGAGGAACGCAAGGACTATGAAAAAGATTTCACCCAAGTTACGACCCGCCAAGGTCACGCCATCGTCTTGACAACCGTCGCATAGGCAGCCATAGACTCTATAAGACTCATGGAGCCTAAGACCATGCTGGTTGATAACGAGGTCAACACTGACGACAAGAAGACAAACTGCATGACAATGGTATCGTTGGACGATGAAGAGGGGATCATATTTTACGGTCCCAACGTCCACGCAGGACAACACGACATATACAAATTCCTGAAAGCGATCGGTACCACATGCGTCTGCTGGGACAACAATTGCGAGAGAGGATATCCGAAGCTGGTCGACGCTCAAAGATAGCTCTACGAAATAACCGGAGGACAGAGGAAGATGAGTCTGGAAAATTATAGTAAATTGATGCGTGCGAGACCAAAAGTCGACTACGAGAGCTACAACGTCTATTCAGAATGGCAACTTCCCGACAAGGCCATCGACTATGCACTCACAGACGCTATGATACTCAAAGATTCCTACAGAGACAGAGCAGGCGTCCCTACTGAAATGATCACCGCGCCTTTGGGCATGTGTGCTTACGTCATCCCCCCTGACCAGCGAGCACTAGTGGAACTAGCCAAGAAAACCTGCCCTAACTTCCAATGCATGACTTTCGAGCAGCTATGCGAGAAAATCGCATTCGATACAGGATTCCCTGTTGACATAATAGATGCTGGCTCCGGGCTAGATTTCGACTTCTACCAAAGAGAGGGCAAGAATTGTGTACCTCAAGCATTGTACCATTCGATAATGAACACCATCGATATCCCTTTGAAAACGAGAAAGAAAATGGCAGGCAAGGACTCGACAACCAGAGCGAACATATTGCATTGCCTCCCAGGTGTCAAAATTGATTTGCCGAAACTCATGAAGGAGGCAAAGACAAACGGAGGCGTAGGACTACACAGTATAAGACCACTATTCAAAGCAGATGGTTCACGCACTTTACACCTTTGGACTACAGAACGTCCCGACGGACGTTTCTACCCACAAGCTTCATCCAGCCCAGGAGACATCCACATTGTTATATCGAACTTCCACGCATACGCAGTGGTCCCAAGAGGATCAACCATTATGAAGAGAGCAGTCGACTGCCCGAGACAATGCTGGAAAGATTTCCCTGGATCCCCAGCCGAAAGATTAATTCAAATTAGTCAGTATAAGGGATTACAGAAAACCAAGACGCCTTATTTATGTCCCATGACACACTAAGTCATATCCGAATTGAGTTCTTCGGCCACATACACCTGGATCGGGCTCATTGGGGACGAGAGATCCTCATCTGAAGCGAATCCGCACTTAGGATCTTGAATTCGAGTGCATTGACACATCAACTTCGCACGACGATTAGTCGCGCAGTAAACTAGCTCCGGCATAACGCCTTCATGTGAGCAGTTTATATCTATCTAGGATAGTACTTCACAGTGCTATTTTATTTAGAGCCCATTTTAAGATCATGATGTGAAATTAATCCTCAGAGTAGGCTCCGCTCGCCAAGAGAGGAGAGAAACATATATATATACTCAGAGAGATAGAACCGCACACAAGAAGCATTATTCCACATTCATGACTAGCATCGTAGAGACTTTCAACGCACAGCTTAGCGCATTCGAGAACGAACTAACCGAGGGGACACACATCCAGGCAGTAGACCTCATCGGCCCCCAGGGAAACAAACTTGACTACAAGGCTTACGCAGCAATATTTGCCACAAAAGAGCTGGCAGATCATTTAAGGGGAAGACTCAAAGATATGGCAGAACTCGGCCTCATCGTAGCTATAGACGGACCAACATACCGAGATATTTCGCTGGGCTCCAGACAAGCTGCCCGTAGATTGATTAAAGATTTCACTCGCCATAATGATAAGCTTGGATTCGACTTTGACAACAAAACTAAAACGTACAAAGTCGGATTTGGCCCGTAGTTTTCCACATCGCAATACCCCGAATTCCTTAGGACAGCCTCAACCTTCTATGCACTCAAGAAAAAGCAAGGTTTATCGGAGCATTTTGCGAAAGCTGCCGAGTAGTTCACCATCAAGCCAGAAGACAGGAATAGACTCCTTCAAAATCAAGGCACTGCTATTACTACATTCCCTTCTGTCCCACCAGCAGAACTTCGCATCGGAGCTTTGCAGGAACAGATCTAAGAATTGCAGGAGGACCTTGAGTACCAGGGATTATCGCTCAGAGCAGGTGAAGAGCACAGACAAGTCTTAGAACGCAAGATCCAAGGATATGAATCTAAAGCAATCGTAGACCCGAGATCTATGATAACTTTCCCAAAAGACTTGCGGAATAACTTGCTGATGATGATGGAAGCCTTCAAGAGCACTCACGAAGCCCACTACATCAAATCTCTGGTCGACCCGTTTCACCCTGATTCGCAAGGAGCGAGAGTACCAGCACTACTACCACGCGACACGGCCACATTCTCAACCTTCAATAGTTACGGCCTCCCCAGCTAAGAAGAAGTACTTCTGATTTCTAACTTTGAGCTGGGCACATCTACACAAGTCGTGATCCTGCAGGGATTATAGACGATGATGGATCAAACCCCCATACAAGTGCAAGCACAGATGCCAGGGGGTGCAGAAGATTATACAGTCCATTACGTCTCATCTGGCATTAACCCAGCCACATTTAAGCAGAAAGTAGGCTTATTGTCAGACAATTCACCGGGATCTTTCTACTTAAAATAAAGATGTGTTGCGGCAGGCATTCGCTTCTTCAAAACATCGGTATCGGATTCAGAATCTGGTTAGCTAGACTAGCACTACAACAGAGACGGTGCGAGTATCGATGAAACTACGCCCCTGAAAAACATATTTCAGCGCCCCACACAGGACACCCGTAAAATGTATTTAGCTGGTCGTATGGGCTCACTGAGAGGACAGACCGGCTTTGTCACGCAATGTTCGTTCCGGCCACACGACGAAGAAAGTTTCGCCTATAGGGATTCATCCCATGATAAACGCCAAGCGCTCTTCAGCGATGAGATTGCCCCCTTATGGCTGATTGACACCACCACAAAATATTTGTACCCCATCGAGCAGTATGGCGAAATTCCGAACGCTAACGGTATAGGTATTGTAGTCGAGTCTCTGCAACAGAGACACACCTACATAGCTCGGTTATGGAACAGATCCGATAGCGTCTCACTCTCTTTAGAGTACACATAACACTTTGAGGGCATGCCTGAGCAGCAAAACTATGGATTCGTCCAAAAGAAACTGGCACCTCTTAGACAATATTCCTCACCCCTAGAACTTATCCAAAAGATGCCTCCACAACTGATATTCTCAAACTATGCGATGAGAAGAGATAGTCTGTTGTAGAGCATATATGACGAACGCGTAAGCGGATGGTGGGACGAAACTCTATTCCCCGTGCTAAAAGATATGGTAGCCTATGGAGCAGATACAGTACAGGGAAATACCCTCGATGAGTGGGTTGATGCGGCATTGGATGCCACGATGGCGACCCTTACAAGAGCAGCACCGATGCTTGCCCCGGGAGTTATCGCCGCACGCCAACTCATAGATAAGCCACTTAAACAAGGAGCGGAAACTGTTAGGTAGGCAGCGCACGATTGGGCCGTAGGATAGCCCGACGAGAAAAACCGCATGTATTATAGCCGTCGAGGTCTCACAGATCTCGATGTGTCCGCATACAATAACAAATCTGCAGCTGAAGCGGGCACACACTCAGGATCTTGAATCCGAGTGAGCAGACACACCAACTACGCAAGGGTACAAAAGAACCATTTATACAAGAGTATCCACGCAGTAAACTAGCTCTGGCATAATGCCCCGGTGCGAGCAGTTTATATAAATACCAAACTAGAGCTTCCTTCGAAGCTCCGCTAGGGCCTGTGACATGGTTGGGTCATGGGTG